TCTCAGTTGCAGCTTTACCTGTCAACATGCGACCCTCTTTACCGTTGGCTGCTTCATACTGTGCTTGTAGACCCAGCACTGCTAGCTGGATCGCTTCCGTGTTACCGGATGCAACCATGCTATCGAACCCTGTGACGATCTTTTCGGGCAGGGACTCGCCAGCCCACTTCATGAGCTGGGCATATTCTTGGTCGCCACCAACCGTGTTCTTGATGGTGGTGACGTCCTGTTCCGTCAGGTCTGCAACCTGAGGCTGCAAGGGATTAGCTCCCTGCAGGTTATCGAGATACATCTGGATCAGTTCTTTCGAATCAGTCTGAGCCAGCTTCTCAATGGTTTCGTCGGAGAGCTTGCCATCGTTGGCATAGTATTCCGCTGAAGCCTCTGCGATGAACGCCATCTCGGGACGCTCATCAACAGTCTCCTCCTCTACGGGAGTGTCGGCTTCGGCTTCACGCTCACCGAGCTTAGCCTGGAGTTCCATGTAGGCTTTCTCCAGCTCTTCGGCTGACTCATACTTGCCAGCCAGCATCTTTGATTCTTCCTGAGCCTGCTTCTCACCAATGGCGAGGGCTTCCATCTCCGCTTCGTTAAACTCGGGAGCGTCGGGTGCTTCAGGGTTGTACGTTAGTTCTGCCATTTACGGTGGTTACTTTCAGATTTCCTAAGCCAACTGTAGTTACATAGTTGGGTGAACGACCAAGGGTAGGAGTACCAACCTTAGGTTTGGGAGCATACTTGTTAGGTTCAGGAGTCTCAACGGTCAGTTCAACCTTTTCGTTTTTGATCTCCTGTGCAGGTTTGGAGGTACGCTTGGGCTCCTCTGCAGTAGGTTTCTTACGGGTAGCTCGCTTCTTAGGAGCAGGTGCTGCGTCCGAGCGGAGCTCGCCGTTCAGCTTAACCGGGTTCTCCGGGCTGCCCGGCAGTCCCTTCATTGTTGTCATTGTTTTGGAAGTATTCATTCTTGGATGGATCAGCCATAGGCGACGATGCCAGCTGACCTGCTTGGTCCACAAGGGATTGCTGCACGGCTTGCTGTTGTGCCTGCTGCCTCTCTTCTGCCATCTCTTGCTCAGACTTAACGAGGTTGAGGGTGTCGATACCGACTGCAGTAGCGAGACGCTTGATAGCTTCGTTGGGATTGATGAACTGTTGAGTTGCCTCAGGTCCCATAGCTTGGCTGATGGTGGTGATGAATTGTACCAGACTTTCGTAGTCCTGACCACGCCCAAGAGCGTTGATACCTGCCACGATAGTGGGACGCACAAGCTTCTTAGGAACCTTCGGCAGCTGGTTGCTGCGCTCAAGAACCATCAGTGTGCGATTCAAATAAGGTACAAGGAACTCAACGGTCAGCAGGGAGAACAAGCCACCCAGCTGCTGCTCTAGTTCCATCTGTGTCAGGCGTACCTCTGCTGCTGTAGTCCGTTCGGACTGGCGGATCTGGAGGACCAGGAACGCATCGTAGATACGTTGCTCTAGTACCTGCATCATCTGCTGAGCAGTCTGGAAGTCTGCCTGCTTACCGACTTGTACAACACCGACATCATCGGGACGACCTTGAACGATCGCACCGTTGCCAGCTTGTGCAAGGGTTTGCGGTTTGGTTGTAGAGGAGGGAGACACAAGGAAGATAACCTTAGAGGCTACGCTGCTTCCTTCGACCATGGATTGCGAGAGTGACTCAAGGGACCGGAGGTCACCCAGGAACTCTTCACATCTACCACGACCGTAGTCTTCACCGTCTACAGTGTTGAATCTAAGGACCAACCATGGAGAGGCGTTCTTAGGTGCGGTGCTACGGGTACCAGGAATGATTTTATCATAGGCTTCCTGATGCCAGACCCAGCGACCTGACTTCTCATCCATACGAACGTAGGTGTAAACCTCAACGTCCTTAGAGTTGTCACCGTTGTCGTTTTCTAACCGTGACTTATTGTCAGGGAAGTTAGCGGTGTCGTCCGGTTCCAGTCCGAGCACCGTGTTGTCGATCAGTTCCTTCGTCACGATCTCAAGCACGTTTCCGTTGCCGTCGCGGTTAACCACATAACGGTTGAGAGGGAAGTGCTTCAGACCATCTTTGCCCATGAAGATTAGAGCGTTACCACCCACGATCAGGTGCTTCAGTGCTTGGTGGATAACCACACGGTCACTGCTAGCATTGATCACGTCCATGACCATCCGTTCCATCTTGCCAAAGGATTGGTCAAGTTCGGAGCGAATCTCAGGAGGTAGTTCTTCGCCCAAGACTTCATCTCGGACTTGTAGTTTGAAGAAACTGGTTTGAGGAGGGAGCAACGCCAGCATCAGTTTAGATGCCAGCGTCACTACAGCCTTAGCACCGGCTGACTGCCAGGGAGTAGGGAGCGGACGGTGTACGTTCGTCCCATCATCCTGATGAATCAGGTAAGGCAGGGTCAGCCGGGAGCAATCAACAGCACGGTCAAGAAACGTAGACCGGGTTCCGGTCAGGGTATCGTATCTCTTGCGTGCTATTGTCACAGGTTCAAGCCTCCGCCAGTACCAACGTTACCACCAGGTGCGTTCAGACCAATCGAAAGGTCTTTACGAGGAGAGGTAGAAGTTGTCTTACGCTTCGTGCTACCAGACTCACGCACGGTAGGCGTGTAGGTAGCAGGCTTGAGCAGCGTCGCAGGTTGCGGCGGCGGCGGCGGTGGCGGCGGAGGAGGCGGCGGTGGTGGTGCGGGAGGAAGCGGAGGAGGCGGCGGCGGAGCCGGAGGAGGTGAGGATCCACACATAAGGATTAAGTCTCAGTTTGTTGTTGAATATATTCTACCACACTGCGTTGTCCAGCGCGGTACATGATGAGCTCAATCGAGTCATCGGGAGACGGTGTAAAGGGTGGGAACGTTTCGTCTAAAGTATTCAGAAACGATCTAGTCTCCATCCCTACAGTCTCCAGTAACGAGAGCGTAGTAACGTCAGGCATACTGAGGGAGGTTTACGTTTGAGTGCTCGAAGAACGCGGGCATCCGCGCCCGGCGTGTCGCAAAAAGTTCAGGTGCTTTGCCCTGATACATTAGGTTGTCGCTAGAATCCGCCCAAAATTTTTTCGATAAAAATTTATCGGACTCTTGGACCTTGAGAGGCTCTAGGACCCAGTTAATGGTTGCCTTCCGGAGCTTATCGAGAGAAGGACTCCAATTGAAACCAAGCTCAGTACATACCAAGCTATTCGTAGCAACATGGACTTGTTCATCGCGGCTAATGTCAGCGGAGACGGTTCTTAGTCCAGCGTCACCACAGAAACGGAAAATGGGGAGTAGCACGAAGAAAATCGCACGCTCGGCAACAAGTGCTTTGAGGACCGTGTGATCTGGATGTTCAAGCCATGCTTCCCGGATTTTTTTGGCTTCGCGTTCAGCTTTTTCATCAACGCCGATAGCGTTGGCGATGTAACCCAGCGCGAGGTCGTGGTTCTCTTCGTCTTTAATGTTTGATCGAAGGAGTTCCACACTTGCTTTCGGAACTTCATTTAGGGCGTCTTCAATAAAGTCAC